GGCTATGGTTGCTCGTTGTATTTTAAGAGGTGCACCATTACAATATGATGCCTTTGATAATCAAGGACGTTTAAACCAATTCATTCAAGATATAGTTAAATTGGATGAAAAGGAAAAAAATCAACCTGAACGTAAACGGGCCCGTGATACCAAAGTTGTTGAATATATCTCCATCGTGGAAAATATTATCGATTATTATTTAAAGCAAAAAGGAAAGATAAAATTTTCTGATCCTTGTATGGTAGATACAATTTTAAAACGTGGTGCTTCTAAGGCTCAATTAACTCAAATTAATTACCATTTTTCAAATTTTGTTTCTAATTTGGTTGCATTAAATTCAGGTAAAAAAGATGAATATTTGGAAGAAGCATATAGTAATCAACCATTAGAAACTTGGTTAAAATTGTGTGATTGGTTAACAGGTGAACCAAATAAGGAACTCTTGGCATCAATTAAAAAACAAAGAAAACCAAGAAGGAAAAAAGTTAAAACTGCGGCACAATTATTGAAATTATTTGTTTATCAAAAATCTGATGAGGAATTAAAATTTAATTCAATTGAACCAGAACATATTATTGATTCTACCCAACTTTGGGTTTTTAATACCAAAACAAGAAAACTTGGTGTTTATTATTCTCAAGAAGGTAAAACTTTAAGTGTATCTCGGAAATCAATTATTAATTATGATGAAAAAATTAGTATTCAAAAGAAAATTCGGAAACCAAAAGAAATTGTTCCACAAATTTTAACTGCTGGTAAAGTAGCTTTAAAACATGTAATGGAAAAAATTCGAGCAGTTGAATCTCCAATAAAGAGTAGAATTAATGAAACTGTATTATTGTTAAGAGCATTAAAATGAAAATTTATTATAATGATAGTTTAAGATATCCTCTTGATGAAGGTATTGGAACCTGCCATTCAGAATTATGCCAATTTAAAAAACCTAGAAGTACTTGGATTCAATATATGATGGAATATTATGAAAAAATATTTCCTAAGGCAACAAAAGTTCAATATCATAAATGGGCTGAACATGCAGTAGATCAGGCTCTTTCAGAATTAGGAGATTATTTTAGTTTTAGTTATTGGAGGCATCAATGACCAAAAGTGGAGATGTTAAATTCTATAAAGGGGTGTTTATCAACCAATTAATTTTAATAAACCTTTAGTTCATAAATTATGCGATGATAAATACCGATTATATTTTGAATTTGGTTATGAATTCCCAAAATGTCATGATTCTTGGGAGATGGATACTCTTGGGTTTGAAGGTGTAATAAAATTTTTTATGAGGTAATATTATGGATTTAGATGATGAATATGATTTGATTTATTGTTCTATGTGTGGATCTAGATTAGATGAAGATGGTTTTTGCCCAAATGAAAATCATGATTATGTGGATAATTTTTGGGATGATGATATTTTTGATGATTATTTTGATTTAAGACCAGGATATGATTATATAGATCCAAAGGATAATGATGAAGAAGAATTTAAAAGCTGAATCTTTAGAGATTATACAAGATGCAAAAGATAATGGAGTTATTTCTGGTCGTGGTATATTAATAGATAAACATACAAGATTTTTATATTTGGTTATCGATCCTGAAAAAGTTAATCATGAATATCTCCAAAAAGAAGCCAAAAATTTTTGGTTGCTTTATATAAATAAAAATGTAGAAGATAAAACACCTAGTGATAATGCAAATGATACAATTCCTGAAAAATCTATTTCATAAATCTAAAAAATATAAATTACTCCGCCTTACTTTAGTTGCTCCTACCTGGGATCGTCAATTAAATACTATAGTAGAACCAGAAATAAATTATGATGTTTATGAAAGTTTGGTTCGAGAACATAAAGAAGTTATTGAACCACAACCTGGAGATACTCCTGAAATTCTTGCTTCTTTAATGTCCCAGGCCGCTTGTGATAGAGAATTTCCTAGGGTAATTGTTTATCCAATTGATTATGAAATGCGGAAAAAGGTTGAAGACTTATTAAAAATTACAAAAAAAGTTTCTACAAAAGATGCAAGTGGTAAAACTATAACAAGTATAAACCAAATATATCCAATGTATGAATATTATCCTGCATCTATTATTTCTAATGAAGAATTAAATTCCAAAACTTTAATTTATAAGTATAGGAGATCTAGTAATGCTAAAATTATTTAAACAACTGAAAGCTATTATAGAAGTATTATTTATACCTATTCCAAATGGATTATGGTGTGGTGAACCTGAATGTATTCTTACCACATTCCGTAAAATTCAAATAGATGGAACTTCAGTGATGAAATATTGGCATGAGCCATTTGTATGTAATGGAAAATGTAAATATGGATGGACGCGTGGTTATGTAAATTTTCGTTTTAATGAAGAAAAATCGATTATTTCATTTGATTGAGCATATATTATCAATTGAACTCGGCTGATGCAACCTAGCGTCTGCCTACGCGAAATAGAGCTATTGTAGATATATAAGCTTATTGTGCTGTACGCTTATTAGCTTTTTATGTTTAGACTCGTGTTTATATAAGCTTGACATTTGAAATTTTTTATGATACAATAATTATTGAGTAAAATTTATGATTTTAATTGATTTTTCGCAGGTGGTTATTTCTAACCTAATTGTTAATATCAGTCAACTCCAAAAAGATGATAAAAAAGAACCAGAACATGAAATTCCTGGTCTTCCTGGAACGAAAACGGTTATAAATGAAGATTTAATTCGCCATATGGTTTTAAATACCATTCGTTCATATAAAATGAAATTTGGTGAAATTTATGGGAAAATAATTATTTGTTGTGATAGTAAACAATATTGGCGTAAAGATGTTTTCCCATATTATAAAGGATTACGAAAAGAAAAAAGAGAAACTTCTGTTTTAAATTGGCATTTAATTTTTGAAACATTGAATAAACTTAAAGATGAATTAATTCAATATTTTCCTTATAGAGTTATAGAAGTTGATGGTGCAGAAGCCGATGATATTATTGCAGTAATTGCCAAACGAGAACATACGGCTGAAAAAATTTTAATTCTTTCGGGTGATAAAGATTTTACACAATTACAAAAATACCCAAATATAGTACAATATGCACCAATTCAAAAACAATTTTTGGTAAGTAAAAATCCAATAGAAGATCTTCGAGAACATATAATGATAGCTGGAGATGATGATATTCCAAATTTTTGTTCAAGTAATGATTCCAAAGTTAAACATATAAGACAAAAATCCATTCGCAAGGATAATTTGGAACGTTGGATAAAAGAATCTAAACCTGAAAATTTTTGTGATATTAAAATGCTTCATGGGTATAAAAGAAATCAACAATTAATTGATTTTGAATTTATCCCTAAAGAAATTCAAAAGAAAATTATAGAAGTGTGGGAGCAACCATTTAAAGAAAGTAGAAAAAATTTATTTAATTATTTCCTGAAATACAAATTAGTTAATTTGATGGATCATATTCAGGAATTTTAATCATATCCGAAAAATGAACTGAAATATTATGATCCAGATAATAAATTATATACTTATAAATGTATGAAAATTCAATGAAAACTATGGAGCAACTAACAATGACTAAAATATTGCCAGAAATTCTGGTTGAAGTGCGGAAATGTAAGACTGAAGATGAAGTAAAAACAGTTTTATGGAAAAATCAATCACCTGCAATGAGAATGATGTTTCAATATATTTGGCATCCTAAAGCTATTTTTTCTTTCAAGGAACTTCCAGAATATAAACCTGATTTAGGGCCAATTGGAATGAGTCCAAATAATTTATATAATGAAATGCGTAAGTTATATATTTTTTTGGATTGGAAAAAGATTCCATTAAAGAAGAAAACAGAATTACTTATCCAGCTTTTAGAATCGATTCATCCTTCTGAAGCTGTTTTAGTAGGACAAATTTTTAAACATAATCTTGAAATTCCATTATTAACTAAAGAATTGGTATTATCTCTGTGGCCAAAAATAAATATGTGGGCCGAATGGATGAAGTAAATATACCAATAAACTAATATAGATAAATAGTTATTGATCCTCTTTTAAGGAGAATACTATTTTGCTTCCGATTTTACAAAAAATACATGAACCAGGTGAATATAATCCAACATTGAAAGATATTCGTACTTGGGCAGGGATTTTAAATGAATCTTGTTTTAACGGTGTTATTCCGAAATTTCGTCATATAAAAATTCAGAAAATATCTGGACAATTAGCCGCATGTGATCCAATGGGATGGAAAAATGATGATGATATAAGAGAGGCAAATTTACAAATAGATAGTAGTTTTCCAGATTTTAAAAGTTTTATTGTTATATTAGCACATGAAATGATTCATGCTTGGCAATGGGTAATTAAAGGGAAAATGACCCACGGAAAGACATTCTTTCAATGGAAAGAAAAATTATTAGAACAAGGTATTCCATTACATAAAGAATATCACCGAAAGAAAATACTTGACACCGAAGTTGTAGTGTGATAATATTAAAGAGTGATGAATTATAAATATTTATTTCCAACCATTTTGATTATAGAAATGTTGAGTGCTTCAATCGTGTATGGATTTGTGAAGGATTGGAGACATTGTATTTATTGGTTTGCAGGTGCAGTGATAACAGGATCAGTTACATTTTAAATTCGGAAATTGGCTCAGTCTGGTAGAGCATCGGTTTTGGGAACCGAGGGTCGGTGGTTCGAATCCACCATTTCCGACCAAATTTAGGTATAGGCAAAAGTTTAAGCCGCCACTATCTATCGGCCGATAGAGAAGGTGTATGTGATAATACACCAACATAGGAGTGGTGATTCCTGGTGGGTTTTCGGACAGCAACGACCAGGTACCTGAAACATTTTAAATAGGAGGTGTCATTATGACGTATTAAGTTAGGAGCGTCAAATGGCAAAAAGAAAAAGTATTCTCAATGGTTGCAGTTGTTCTCAATGTCGTAGAGGATTACATTCTGTTTTTGGACATATCAAAGTTGGTCAATTGAAACGTTCATTACGGAGAATAACAAAAGAACTATTGAAAAAAGAAAAATATGATGAAGCCATGGAAGTTATTTTAACCACTGGCTATTTGGATTAAGGGTTTTAGATACTTTCGTCTAGTAAGTGAGGATACTTCAATACTTATTTTATAAAGGCCTTTATGAAATAGGTATTGGGATTTAAGAGAGGGCGTAGCATAGTACGTCAAGTATCTAAAAATATTGCTGTATAAAGACTTGTATTGGGATTGCAAACAAGACGGGGTTTCGATTACCCCCGCCTCCACCAA